AAAACTACCGGTATTTAGCACTTACCCGCATTTGAAATGCTCGGTTACGCGGTTTTTACTGGAGACATTTCCCCATAAATCAAGATTCGAAAAAACAGGAATATGATAATTTGGCACAATTTTGTATATTCGCGTCATGTTAACCGTAAATTCTACACGTAGAGAGAATCAATAGGGTTGAAAGACTTTAGAGGGGCTCGGCAGTACCGGGCCTTTCGTTATTATGGCAGGAGGACGCCCACCACTTTTTGAAACACCTGAGGCTCTCGAACAAAAGATCGAGGAGTATTTCGAGTCATGCCGGTCAAAAGTAGTAACACTTATCAATGGAGATGGAGAAAGAGAAGATAAAACACTATATGGTGATACTGTAACTATCACAGGATTAGCGCTTTATCTTGGTTTTGAATCTCGCCAATCATTCTACGACTACGAAAAGCATGATGAGTTTTCTTACATAATAAAAAGGGCTCGGTTAACAGTTGAGACAGAATATGAAAAGAGACTTCAAAGTAAAAACCCAACCGGATCAATATTCGCCCTTAAGAACATGGGATGGGATGACCGCCAGTCAATAAAGCACGAGGGCTTCCCTGCATTCATGAACATAGACCCGATAGCCGATGTTAAAACCCACGACAGCGCTACGGAAGATAGCAAGCCTTAACAAACGTATTTGGGTCATACAAGGCGGTCAAGGCGCTGGAAAGACGTTTGCCATCCTGTTACTTTTAATACGTAACGCGTCCAATAATCCCAACAGGGAGATATTCATAGCCTCTCAGGAATTGTCAAAGATGCGAATCACAGTTATCAAAGACTTTTTGAAGATCCTCAGGGAGCTTAATATCCATGACAAAATATCAATAGCTGATACTCTATTCCGATTTCCTAATGGGTCATTCATTAAGTTCATCGGCTTGGACAAAGAGGATATAGGTAAGGGTCTACGATCTGACGTTATTTTCATCAATGAAGCCAATAAAGTCCCATTTGAAACCTATCGGGAACTTACCTCAAGGGCCAAAATGATTATAATTGACTTTAACCCGAATGAGGAGTTTTGGGCTCATACCGAAATAATACCACGGCCTGACGCTGATTTTTTAGGCCTAACCTATCTTGATAATGAATTCCTTTCTATAGAAGAACGACACGAGATAGAAATGTATAAGCGGAAAGCCTTTTTCAATCCGGATCTTGAAAAATACGATGTCACCGAAAATATTAAATCAAAGTACTGGAAGAATAAATGGGATGTGTATGGGCTAGGGGTGATAGGGACGCAACCTAACCGTATATTCTTCTGGACTGAACTACCAGATGCCGACTATGAAAAGATAGAAGCCAAGAAATACTACGGGGTAGACTGGGGCACGGTGGACCCCTGGGGGATAGTGGAAGCTAAATACTACGACGGGGCTTTATATCTGCATGAGCTTAACTATGCGTCAGAGAACACGATTAAAGAGTCTATGCCTTTAGATGAGCTGGTAAAACTGACGGACATTGAAAAGAGCATCGTTAAGTACATGTTTAATAAGTTAGGCATACCCAAAAACTCCTATGTGATCTGTGATAATAACCGGTTAATGAAGATAGAGGCTTTATGGGAAATAGGGTATGATTACGCCACACAAGCCCCAAAACCGGCAGGATCCATACTCGACGGTGTTAACATATTGTCAGACGTTAAAGTGTTCTTCACCTCCTCCTCAAACAACCTACGAAACGAGCAACAGAATTACTCCCGCTTAGTGGATAGATACGGTATAGTATTAGAGGAACCAGAGGATAAGAACAACCACTTGATTGACCCGGCAAGGTACATTGCTTTGTTCCTTAAACTTATGGGTATTATCAAGTCTTAAATACCCGCAAACCGATAAAAACCAAAAAGGGGTAATTTCGAGAAATTCATTAGCGTGAATGAGATTTTCATCCCCTTAAATAATATTCTTTCTTTCTTCCGTAGAGGTAAGGGGCTTTACAACTTCTGGAACGTTGTCACAGGGTCCACCTTATTCAACAGGGCCGACGATGAACACAAGCTAAATATGGTACTGGCCAACCCGGCTGTACTCAAGGTGTTTGCGCTGCAGTGCGATCTGTTTTCAATGGGTAAAGTAAGCATACAGGATGTGAGCGGAGAGGAACCGGAGGACATAGAAGACGATCCGTTTTTAGACCTTATCAGAAACCCTAACCCGTTTACCTCCACCGAATCGCAATTCCTGTGGGACTTTATGTTTTGGAATATGCTCGGATCCTCATACACGTATGTGAATTCATCTATTGTAGATAACAAAGGTAATAAGATTTATTTCCTTGATCCCTCAAAGATAGAATGGCCAATGGAGTTTGAGAGACGAAAGGATAAGATGGTATTTTCTGAGGCAGCAGTTAAGGAATTAAAGAAAACAGAAATCACCTATCGGTATTCGGACGGTACCACGTTCAAATTCCCTTTTGACCGATTGATCTCCACGTTTGACCTAACCAACTCTATAGGAAATTTTTACAAGGGTCCGTCAAGACTTGATGCGCTGTACAAGATAATCTCTAACGCTGAACACACACTGGATGCGGAAAACGTCAACATCCGCTATACATCAAAGTTCATTGTGGGGGGAGATGCAAAGGTAGGTACGATCCCAGGCATGGGGGAGGAGGAGAAAAAGAACATCGAGGATAACATAGACAAACAAGAGAAAAACGTCTACCCTGTACGCTCAAAACCCACTATTGCCCGGTTTATTGACGACCTGGCCAACCTTAAATTACCAGAGACTTATCTGCATCAATACTTCTTAATAGGCAATATGTACGGTATCCCGCGCGATGTGCTGGAGGCCTACAACTCAGCCACCTATGAGAACCAGGAGAAAGCGCGCGCCGCTCATGTGAACTATTGTTTAGAGCCAAAAGGGGAACAGTTTATGGATGCTTTCGAAGTTCACTTTGGATACAGAGAGCAAAACAAGAACATAAAAATAAGTTGGGACCATCTTCCATTTGTGCAAGTATTCGCAAAGGAGGAGGCAGAAACAAAGAAAGTGCAAGTGGAAGTTTTAAATTCGCTGCTAGCGGCAAGAGTGCCAATTGAACAAATCAATAAATTCCTTGGAACAGAATTCGAACAAGAAGAACAGGAGCCAGGACCAGAAGGACAACCCCAAGGTGAACAAAGCCAAACTCCAGAAGGAAATGGCGCAGAAGCAGAAAGCGCTGGAGAACAACCAAATGATAAAAAAGTAAATGGACTTCGTTTACAAGTATCAAACCGTCGATAACTATGGGCGTTACGCATGGGCAAGCAAATCCTTTAAAACCCAAAAGGATTTGTTTAGGTATTTGGTTGAGGAACAGGAGGAAGTTCTAGCACAAAAGAAATCAATATTCAAACGCGCTGAGGGTGGGTTATCGTTAACTATCCCTGTTGAATCCACACAGTTTGTTTCCAAAGCTGTCAGACCGATTTATGAGAACGATAAAGAGGCTGGGATATTGAAACGCACAATTGTAACGAATACATACTGGTGGATGGATTCTCACAGCGATGTGCATCTAGGAAGGGGCGATGATCCAGAAGGGAAGGCGGTATTTACAAACACTATAAAAAACCGCGTGAATAAAATTTACCCCACAGATCAGCATGACCAAAGCCTAGATGGGAAAATAGGTAAAACGCTGGCATTGTATGAGGCGGATATCTCATGGCGAGCACTTGGTATAGGTAAAACAGGCATGACAGAAGCGCTTTTTGCTGACGCTCAAATTGAAAAGGAGAGAAATGAACGTAGGTATAAAGACTATCTAAATAATGAGATTGACCAGCATTCGGTAATGATGCGGTATTTAGATGTTCAAACAGCAGTAAACGACGAGGACTATCCTAAAGAATTTGCCATGTATCAGAAATACATTGGCAAGATTGGTAATAGGCAAGCCGTAGAGAAACAAGGGTTTTTCTTTCCGGTCGCTGAGGCTTACTTAGGTGAATACAGCGCTGTTCGTGAGGGATCAAATGAATTAACTCCAACTTTAGGCCAGCCGTCGGGTGACACTGGTAAGAATGAGCCGTCGGGTGACACTCAGGGATTGATGGAGGCTATAAATAACTTATCAACCATAATTAAAAACTAATGGCAACAGAAACAAAAAGCTCCGAGCTCTTGGCTATTGAAGAAGTAGCAAAGCAAGTCGTGGAGTTTAAAAAAGAACTAGCCGGCAAGGCCAGTGCCGAGGAGATGAAGAAGTTCAACGACTCATCAACGAAGATAAACGCAGACTTTGAGTCCCTTAAAAAGAACCTTGGTAACTGGGACGGTGAGACGGTGGAGGCTTGCATGAAGAAGATCAACAAGCAGCTTGAAGAAATTCAGGAGGATGTAAACAGGTCCAAAGACTCAGGCCTGACCAAAGACAAATTCCGTTTGTTCGACCCGGCAGAGGTGAAGAAATTCTCTGAGTCGGTATGGGATGACAACGGAGCGAAGACACACGCGCAAGCCTCTTTCAAAATCAACAACTCATTTTTGAGGGGTGGACTTGTGGCTAAGGCGGCGGAGATCATGGGGTATCCTGACTTCTTCGAAGGGGTGCCAGGGGTGACCACTGACGTAACCGCGTTCACCGGAAGGGTTATTGACCCTACCTTGTACCAGCGCAAGCGTAAGAGAAACTTTATCCTTGATAACTTCTCTATCCCCTCTATCGCAGCGCCCACACTTATCTATCTGGAAAAGATGGAGGTATCTGGCGACAACGCTTCAAACGAAGATCCAGGTGGAGCGGAGTGGATCGTACCAGGGGCACAGAAGCCTATGCGCTCTTTCCGTGTGACCTCTACGAAAGTAGAAGCCAAAAAGATCGCCATCTTCGGAACGGTGCATGATGACCTGTTAAGGGACGTGCCTTCCCTTGAGAACTGGATTCGTGAGGACTTCACCGCAGAAATGCGCGAGGGTTACAATGATGGCCTATTGAACAACGATCCGGGTGTGGATCCTGACGCACCGCTTGGTCTTAAGACTAACGCAATACAGTATGCAGATACGACAGCATTCAACAACACCATTCCGGATGCCAACGAGATCGACGCGATTGTAGCGGCTATCGCTTACATGGCCTCACTCAAAGAGGAACCCATGATGGCGGCAGTATCCAGCTCGGTATACTATAAATTGTTTGTGCTGAAGGACAACCAGTCCAGGTATCAGAACAGCAATTTAGTCTACACTAACAGCAGAGGACAAATCTTTGTAGCGGGTGTGCCGGTGATCCTGGCCGATGCGGAAGACGTGGCTGACACGCATTTACTCTTGCTTGGAGTGGATGGGTTCCAGATCAGAAACTACGAGTCGCTTGTCTTTGAAAGAGGACTGAACGGTGAAGACTTCCGCTATGACCGTACTTCGTACAGGGCATACCAAAAGGTACTGAGCTACATTGCTTCGCACCGTTACAACGCGGTGTTGTACGATACGTTCTCCAACATCATGACAGCGATCGACGCACCTTAAAACATTCGTCAAATCAGAAAATAAGCAATTATGAGTAAATACGAAGACACGCGGATAGTGACATTCAAGGAAGACTATTCGCACACAATGAAAAACAAAAGCGGTGAGCCAGTCGTGGGTCCGGACGGGAAGGTAATGCGTAGAGTGTTTTACAAGAAAAACTCTCAACACGCCATCCACTATAAACTGGT